GTGGTTAACCGTGAAACACGGGGTTAAGGAGAGCTCATGGCTGTTGGTCGCATTACCGGTCCGCTCTTAAAGGCTAATCTGCTTCGTGACGGGGTTGATTTATCCTTTGAGACCGACTTATTATATTTGGATGTTAATAACGGCAGAGTCGGAATTCGAAACGGCGTTCCTGATTATGACTTAGACATCACCGGCACTGCTAGAACAACCAATGCAATAGTAGATACGCAAGCTGACATAGCTACGTTTACTATCCTTAACAACACAATCTCAAGTACAAATTCTGTAATTAACCTAGAGCCAAACGGATCCAATGCTGTGGTCTATCAAGGTCGAATAGTTACAGGCGATTTACAGTTATCAACAAATATTATTGAAACCACTGCACTTGACTCAGATCTAGAAATTAATACGCTGGGTACTGGGCAAGTTAACATCAACAGCAATGTGTTAGTCAACGGTGATGTTCATGCCACCGGAACCATAACAGCAGACGGTAACATTCAGCTGGGCGATGACGATACAGATAGTATCACGTTTAATGCAGATGTCAACAGCAGTATCATTCCTAACTTAGATGCAACTTATGATTTAGGAACAGATACACCTTCAGTAGGATTCCCCAACGGAAAACGCTGGAACACTACATACACCAAAGAATTAATCAGTGAAATTGTAATCACAAACGATTTGCAAGTTAACGGAATTGACTTGGCATTGGTACAAGGCAATATTTACTATGTGGCCACAACAGGCAGCGACAGTAATGCTGGCGAGCACGAACATAATCCGTTGTTGACCTTAAAATATGCGCTATCCTTAGCCAGCACAGGCGATACCATTTACATATTTCCAGGAACATATTCAGAAATATTTCCGTTAACTGTATCAGCTGGTATCACAGTTAAAGGCGCTGGTATTAGATCAGTTACTATCCAGCCAACAGTTGGTACAGTTGATAAAGATGCGTTCTTACTCAATGGTGAAACTACTATCGAAGATCTGACTATTGCAGGATTTAGATTCAATGCAGTAAACAATACAGGATACGCATTCCGTTTTGCTACAGGAATGACTGTGACAACTCGTAGTCCTTATATTAGAAATGTCACAGTGCTATCACGCGGCAGTGTAACTAGCCCTAGTGATCCTTACGGATTTTTACAAAACGACGCAGGTAAAGGTGTATTAGTTGACGGCAGTGTAGTAAATGCATTGAGTAATCAAGCATCTATGTTATTTCACAGTGTAACATTTTTTACACCAAATCAAGAATGTATCACAGCAACTAACGGTGTTAGAATTGAATGGTTAAATTCATTTAGTTACTTTGCAGATAAAGGTTTATATGGTGTAAGCGGATCAACTGGATTTGCTGGCGCAGGCAAAACACGCTTACGTATTGACAATCGCGTAGGCACATGGGCTGTGGGAAATACTGTAACATATTATGATACAGATGGTTCTACAGTATTAGCCAGCGGTACCATTGCTAGTGTTGATGGAAATTATATTAATCTAACTGGTAAGAATGTTGGATTTGAAACAATAACAGATCGTGTAGGTAAAACTGTTTACGCACAGGGCAATGCAAAACTTTCAACAACATTCAAAAAGTTTGGCACAGCAAGTTTATACTTAGATGGCACCGGTGATTACGCATCTATCCCATCTCAGCCAGATTTTGAATTTGGTACAGGTGACTTTTGTATAGAAGCATGGGTCTATCCTTCTGTTACAGGAACTTACAGAACAATATTTGATTTAAGAACTGCATCACCAAGTGATGGCGGCGGAATAATTTTAGGACTAACGGACACCAATAGTTTATATTTTTATTATAATTTTAACTTTAGAGTTGGCCCAGTTGGCAGTGTTTTGCTTACCACTTGGACACACGTGGCATTAGCAAGGGTTAGTGGGAACACTAGATTATTCATTAACGGAACTCAAGTAGGTTCAACATATGTTGATACAAATAACTACACTGCCCGTCCTGTTCGCATAGGAGCAGATCCAAACGGAAATTTTGCATTTAGTGGTTGGATTGATGATGTAAGAATTAGCAAAGGATCTGGACGATACAGTTCAACATTTACTGCTCCAACAGCGGCATTAACTGGTGACTTATCTACAGTATTGTTATTACACTTCAACGGTGCAAATAATTCCACAACATTTTTAGATGACGGTGTTACCCTACAAGATTTGAGAACAAGTGCAGGAGGCACAGCAAGTTTAATTAACTTTGCTGACTACTCACAGTTTGGTGCAGAGATACGAAGTATTGGCTCGGCGGCAGTATACGGTACTTATGGTGCTTATGGTGACGGCGATGGCGTATTGATGTACTTGATCAGTCAAAATTTTGCCTACATAGGATCTGGCGAATTAACCACAAACGATCCTAATGATCGTATTGCTGACAATGAAGTTGTAAAACTTAACCGTGCTAAGATTTATTATACCAGCGTAGACAATGAAGGAAACTTCAGTGTTGGAGATGCTTTCTTTGTTAATCAAGCAACTGGTGATGTGTTATTCAACGGCGAATCGTTAAGCATCACAACTCCGGCAGGTGTTACATTTACAGATGGTGTTAACAGCACAACTATTACTCCAACAAATATCGATACTGGAAATATTCGCATTAGCGGAAACACTATTGAGAGTTTAACCGGCGATGTAAATGTCACAGCAGCCAGCGGTGCAATTAATCTTCAAAATAATACATTCATCACAGGTAATTTAGATGTCACCGGAGATATTATTCTAGGCGGCAATATTACTATCGGTGATGCTAATACTGATACTATTAATTTTGTGGGAGGAATCAGCAGTGATCTTATTCCGTCTGCTACTGCAACATATAATTTAGGTCAAGGCGGCTTAACACCGTTACGTTGGAATAATGTTTATCTAAGTCGTGCTGAAATTGACGGCTTAGTCATAGACAGTAACACTATTGAAACCACTACTACCAATACAGACTTGACATTACAAGCCAACGGTACTGGTAGAATTTATGTACCTAGTAACGATGTACAAATTGCACAAAACTTAACAGTAACTACAGATTTGACTGTGACAACTGGAACTACTAGTCTTAAAGCAGTTGATGTAGTTGGTACAATAACTCAAACTGGCGACTTTAATCAAACTGGTAATTTTACAACTAGCGGAAATACAGAAGTAACTGGCAATATCACTGCAACAGGATATTTACAATTACCGCAAATCACAGTAACAGGCAATACTGTTCAAACAACTGTTACCAATTTAGATTTACAATTAACTGCCAACGGCACAGGCAATGTGGTGTTTGAAGGACTCGAAGTTCAAGATAACATTATTAAAAGTACTGTGACAAATGCCAACGTTATACTAACTCCGCAAGGCACTGGCAGTGTTGTGATAGACAGCAATCAAAGTTTAATTATTCCTATAGGTGATAACGACGACAGACCTGCAACTCCTACCAATGGAATGATTAGATACAATACTGATCTCGGTCGTTATGAAGGTTATAACAACGGATTTTGGTTGACACTGAGCGGAGTAGCAGACTCAGACGGTAACACTTATATTAGTGCAGAGTTAACTCCAGGCGCTAATGATAACACATTGAGATTTTATGCCGATGGTAATCTTATGGTCACTATCGACAGTACTAGATTGTTTGCAGAACGTTTGCAAACAACTAACTTAGATATACAAACTGATACTATTAGTTCAATTAGTACTAATAGTGACATTAACTTAACCGCGGCAGGCACAGGCAGTGTTCGTGTAGGTAACCTCAGTATTAGAAATAACTCCATTACCAACGTGGTATCTGGAGCAATTACTGAATTTGTCGAAACAGGAACGGGATATATATCTATATCTGGAACTAACGGTGTTGTTATTCCTAACGGCCTTGACTCTGGCCGTCCAGGCGTGCCTGAACTAGGAATGATTCGATACAATACACAGCAGGGTCTGGTAGAAGTTTATAACGGAGTCATTTGGACCAGTGTTGCAGGTACTGGCGGCGGTATTACATTTAATGATGCAACACAGATTGCAATAGAATACGTATTAACATTTGGATAAAACATGGCAACTACATTCAGCAACTCACTAGTTTCAGAACTGGGAATATCACCAACTACAGTGTTGACATCTGCTAGTAACGCACGAGTCACAGTGATCGGTTTAAGTTTGACAAATTTAACGTCCAGTATTATTTTAGCCAGTATTAGAATTCTTAATAACACTACTACTGACACTGCACATTATGTTAAAGAAATTCCAATTCCGCCCAACCAAAGTTTGCGTGTGATTAATGGTGGTGAAAAACTAATTCTTGGCACTAACACCAGTGTTATTATAGAAGCCAGCCAAGATGACAGCTTAGATTTAGTAATGAGTTACGTTTCGATAACTTAAGGAACATATTATGACATATTATATTGGACAAGTCAGTGCCGCAGAACTATTAGGAAATAACAATCCTCGATTCTTCTACGGACTACGTAGAACAGAAGAAGGCACACTGTTCTTTGAAAAGTTAGATCAATTGATCGACAACGAAGCTATAATTATAAATATCCCAGGCCCTACTAATCAAAACTTTGAAGATTTTGAATACGGGGTAGATTATTTTGACGGACGGCTAGCTGAAGATCACAGCCGTCCCTTTGAAAATTTAAGATTTGATCAATATCGATGGGATGCACGTAATATGTATTACTACATCAATGACGCAGGACAATTAGTTGCACGAATTAATCAAGCGTATGTTTACGATCCAGAACAAATAGTATCATAAGGAAAAAGAAAAATGTCAGAATTTAAAATTAGTAGACTACGATTCAACTACTTAGGCCAGTGGGCTACAGATACCTTTTATAATAGAGATGCGGTTGTCAGTTATGAAGGCAAAACTTATGTTTGTTTAGAGCCACATACATCAGACACTAATGCTTCGGCATTCTATGATGCATTGTATTTTTTTACTCCTGGCGGCGCACCACAGCCTCGCTGGAGCATTGTTATCAATGGTCATAAGTGGGTCGGCGAATGGACACCAAACACGTATCTTAATTTAGGTAATATGGTTGTTTACGGCGGATCTGTCTACATCTGTACAGTGGCTCACGAAAGTACAACTTCATTTAATTCTGATAATTTTGAGATATACGCATCTTTCAGCAAATGGCATCCCGGATGGACTGCTAATCTTGCATACGGTATAGGTGATGTGGTCAAGTATGGCGGCATTGTTTATATTTGTACAGAAAATCATGTGTCTGCTTCCACTATAACTTTAGGATTAGAAGACGATATTGGTCTGTGGAGCATTGTGTCAGAAGGCATCGAGTATACTGGTACATGGAACAGCTCGAATTTTAGATATAAGAAAAACGACATTGTTAAGAATGGTCCGGACTTATGGATTTCTAATGCTGGACATACTTCTACTACAAATTTTGACCAGACCAAGTGGTCTATTTGGTTACCAGGTCAAGAATATGTAGGCAGCTGGAGTTCTAGTTCAATCTATCAAATAGGCGATGTGGTAATGTACGGTGGATATTCATACACCAGCTTAGTGGCAAACAATACCAATAACGTTCCATCTGTTGAAGCAACTGATTGGGAATTACTTACTACTGGATACAATCTAAGAGGCGAGTGGAGCAATGGAACCAGCTATAGAATTGGTGATGTTGTAAGACAACGTGGTAATGTGTTTGCGGCTCTACAAGATAACAGCGGCCAAAATCCCACTGCCGCATTAGTGATAAAAAATTATGTAGCCGCCGGCAGTTCTGGAACCACTGTAAATCTCAGCAGTACTTCAGGAATTGTTCCGGGAATGGTCATTGTGGGTGCAGGCGCCAGTCTTGGTCAAACTGTGGTCACAGTAGGTGTGAACAGTGTGGAATTAAATATTCCATTAGACAAAGAAATTACAGATGGACAAGCTCTTGAATTTAACGGAATTAATTATGTTTATTGGGACTTGGTAATACCAGGTACAAAATGGTTTGGATTTTGGACTTCTAACACATATTATGTAGCAGGTGACATTGTTGTTTGGAAAAATTCCACATACAAGTGTATAGCATCACACGATAACAGCACAAATTCCACCGTGAGTCGTCCAGATGCAGATGAAAATAATCAATACTGGATCACCTTTATCCCGCATGATAGAAATAATGCATTGACTTTACAAGGCGATATTTTAACATACAGTGCAGTAACCAACTCTACTTTATCTATTGGAACCACAGATCAAGTGTTAAGAGCTACTGGAACAACTGCAATTACTCCAGCATGGGCACAGATATTAGTTTCACCTAAGGTGTTTTATGTAGCAACCACCGGAGAAGACAGAGCTGATTACGGAATTACGTGGGATCGCCCATGGGCATCTATTAACTATGCTTGCCAGTTTGTTGGTAACGGCACAGAAAATCCTAATGCAAGACAGGCGCTGGAAAGCAATAAATTATTTGTGACTACAGAGATGTACAATTGGATGTTGTATCAAAAATCTCAAAGCATTGCACCGTTTAGCCCTAGCTCAATGTTTGGCCAAGTCAAAACAATTAGAGACGCTGGTTTCATTATTGATGCTGTGGTATATGATATAACACGAGTTGGTAATAGTCAAACTGTAGCAGCCGCCTTGTCGTATTTTAAACCAGATGGTTCAGATTCGTTCTTCAATGACGAAGTAGATGCACAGATGCCGTTCTTTGTGGCAGCATTGGAATTTTTAAGAGATTTAGTAGTTACGCGAGTTCTATTTGGAACACCTCCGCTAATCAGCTATCAAGAATTAATGGGAGTTCCAGAAGAAGATATTTTAACAATGGATACTACATATTCTGCAGAAATTCCGTCAAGGGACGAAGTAGAAAGTTTAATAAACTTAGTCATTGACGCATTGGCAGATGCAACTACACAGAATTTGCCGGCTCCTAACCAAGGTATCAGTTCAACTATTTTTGTTAAAACTGGAACATATAAAGAAACTCTTCCTATTGTAGTCCCAGCTCAAGTGGCCATTGTAGGAGACGAACTGCGCGGCGTTACAGTTCAGCCTAAACTAGTTATCAACACATTCACAACAGAATCAAACAGCACAGACAAGACATTTAGCGCATATTCAACAGAAGGAATGTACGACGGATGTCCTATACAGTTTGTTAGAATATCAAGTTTTGTCACTAACTTGACAGGACAAGTTGGAGGTGCCGCAATCACCGCAGGACAGACATACTATGTAAAAGGATCTACGCTGACCCCTACTTCGTTCCAAGTCAGTACAGTGGTAGGTGGAGCTGTCGTAACTCCTGAAGATAGACAAGGATTTAATCAAATTGTAGGTGGTGACGCCATAGAAGATATGTTCCGTTTGAGAAACGGCACTGGATTGCGTGACATGACTTTGTCAGGTCTATTAGGCACACTAACTGCACAAAATGAATACTTTACCCAACGTCCGACAGGCGGCGCATTTGCATCGTTAGATCCTGGTACTGGTCCAAACGATACATCTGCTTGGATTTATAGACGTAGTCCTTACACACAAAACTGTACCATGTTTGGTATTGGTTGTAGTGGTATGAAAGTTGACGGAGAATTACATAACGGCGGCAATCGCTCAATCACTGCCAACGACTTTACTTGTATTATATCAGACGGTATTGGAGCATGGGTTACTGGCACTGAATCTAAAGCAGAATTGGTTTCAGTTTTTACATACTACTGCTACACCAGTTATTTTGCTGAAGACGGAGGTCGCATTCGTGCAACCAACGGTAATAGCTCATACGGTTCGTACGGTTGTATTGCTGAAGGGTTTGATATTGACGAATCTCCTATCACTGCAAAGATTAATAATCAATCAACCGAAGCCAGCGCCGCAGTTCAACAAGCGTTTGGTACCGATGCAAATTTATTAAAATTACAATATATCAACGCAGGTGTCGAATATAATCAAGCAACTACTAACTTGTTAGGTTATAGTAATGACTTTTTAGCGGCAGGTTGGACTACAGACGGCAACGTAACATTACAACAAAATATTATCAGTCCTAGCGGATACGCAGACGGCTGGATGATGACCGGAACAACCTCCATCACTGACAGTAGTTATATCTATAAAGATATATCTATCACGCCAACGGGTGCTACATATTCAGGCTTGATTGGAGATAATATTACAGGTTCTGGATCTGGCGCAACATTTGATGTTACTGTTAATGCCACAAGTTACAATGTGCAGATTGCGTTGGGCGGCACAGGCGGAACTGGATACGTTTTCGGTAATAGAATTAGAATATATGGAAGCCAAGTTGGTGGTGTTGACGGTACTAATGATATCACACTTACTGTGGCCAGCCTTGTGGGTAGTACTATTATTACTGTAACTCCAGCAGGTACTGTTCCAGCAGGAAGTGCATTAAACTACACTGCCAGTGTTCATGTTAAGAAAGGAACAGCTCAGTATTTTGATTTGATCGCCTACTATACCGGCGCAACACAGAACGGTTCTGGAATTTTATTCAACTTTGATACATTGGCTATTACGCCGTATGCAATTACAGGCGGTGTAAATCCAATTGAATACGGAGTCATAAGCCTTACAGACGGTTGGTACCGAATTTGGTTTACTACATACGATACTAATGCGTTAAATGACACATTAAGATTTACATTGTATCCTCGTGGATTGGTATTTTTCTCTGGCAGTTCATATGTTTACGGAACGCAATTAGAAATCGGTTCCGAGCCAAGATTCTATCTGTCAACCACAGTAGGACAGTATACAGCATTTGCTGATTATATTATTGCAGGTGCTGGAGTTGAAGCAATTATTGTTGCTGATGAAACTAGATCATTAAGCGTATACGAATCGCGAATTACAGACCCGGGCGCAGGAGCAGGTGGTAGCGGATATCTAGTAGCCAGTAACAACGCACAAGGCGGTAACGAATCATTTATTACACTAGCCGGTGCTGACATTAATACGGCTGCAAATTATAACGGTATGCGATTGTTTATTAACAGCGGAACAGGCGCAGGTCAGTTTGGAGTTATTTCAGACTTTAACGAAAGTTCTAAAATTGCATACATATTAAAAGAATCAATTATACCTTTGGCAATCACTGCAACATCTTCTATAGATGACACATTGACACTGAGTAACGAATCGGATGTGAATACACTATACTTTAATCAACCAGTACAGTTTATTCCAACATATTACAGCACTACAGTAACAGCCACTTCACAATCTTCTGTACAGATTTTACAAGCCGCAGGCGGATTATTCAATGTGATGACAGCTACTAGCACAGCTGGTTTTTACTATAATATGGCTGTGACTTTTAGTGGCACTGTGGTTGGAGGAGTAGTTGAAAACTTTACGTATTACATATACGAAATCGTCAACAGTACTACTTTTAAAATTACCAGTACACCGTTTGGTAGTGCATTAACTTTGCAAACTGTGACTCCTACAAGTCCAATGTTTATTAACATACCGTCTAACACCAGCTATATGACAGGTAGCACTACCAGCATGTTGGCTAATATGCCAATACAATTTACTGGTTTAGCACTGGGCGGAGTTGCCACAGGTGACAAGTACTATATTAACGATGTTATTGACGCAACAAACTTTACAATTTCATCATTGTTGATAACTGGAAATATTTTATCAACCACTTCTCTTAATAAACGTCTGGGAGTTACATCCACCAGCACACTAGTTCCGTTAAATCCGATCGTGTTCTCTGGAGTATCTTTAGGTGCATTGGATTTAGGAGTAAAATACTACATCAGTAAGATCACAACTTCGTCCTCATTCCAGGTATCAGATACTTTGCTAGTGGTCAACGTGACTGCAACTGAATTTGGTACAAACTTGATAACATGTAGCAGTACCGCAGGATTTGTAGTAGATAATCCTATCCGATTTACTGGTAACGCATTTGGAAGTCTTATTCCTGAGCAAACTTATTTTATTCTAGCTATTAACGATGGCACAACATTTGCAATTGCTCCGACTGTTGGTGCTTCGGCAGTGGCATTGAATACTGCAACCGGATCCATGGTGGCAAAAACTTGTCCAGAGTCGTCCGACATACTTGACGATACAGGATCTATGGCATTTACCACAACCAGTGCCAAAACAACGCTGACTACTAGTTCTGGATCTATGAATGCCATATTCTCAACACCAATTTTTGGCGGAATAAACGCAGGCCAAACTTACTATGTCAAAGATATTACGCCAGGTAGTCCTAATAGCTTTACAATTAGCGGAACACTCGGTGGCGTAGTTGCTCAGTTAACTGAAGGTGCAGGTACTATGCAAATGGGTGAAGTGGGTTGGGACCATGTAAATTCAGGAACTCCTGCAGAACCTGCTCTTGATTCGACTAGTTTATATTTTATCGAACCTCGTTTAATTTATTCTCCACCACAATTCAGTCAAACTGCAATAAGTTTACCTGCAATCAACATGATGAATCGTTATGCAGATATTGTGTACGGTGATAACTTTTGGATGGCTGTGCCTAACGGACAGCAAACTATTGCATTATCAGATGACGGCGAAACTTGGAGTAGTGTAACACTACCAACTGCGGCTGAAACTTGGAGCAGTGTGGCATATGGAAATACTGCTTGGGTAATCACTGCGGATCGTAGCAGAACTGCACTTTACTCGTTTGCCAAAGGTCAAAGTTGGAAGCGAGGAACACTGCCAACCGCCAGTCCGTGGGTCAGTACTGCTTACGGAAATGGTAGATTTGTTTCAGTGGCCAGCGGAAGAACATACGAAAATTTATCAGGCACTAATATCAGCGGATCAGGCTCGGGTGCAACATTTAATGTAACAGCTACTGGAACTACCTATACTGCTACAGTGGCCACAGCTGGTAATTCTGGTTATGCACCAGGAAACACTATTAGCATCCTAGGAACTGCATTGGGCGGCGCGACGCCAGCTAATGATTTAACTATTACTGTAGTTGCAATAGGCGCACTTACTCCAGGTATAACCACAGTTTCTGTATCAGGCACGGCCAACTCTGCCGGTACTTCGGCATATTCTACCAGTTATGGAGCATCTTGGACAGCCAGTGCGTTGCCAGGAACTGGCAGAACTTGGAGTAGTGTAACATACGGATCTGATAGATTTGTTGCTATAGCTAGGTCTGGAACATCAGCCGCATACAGTGTCAATAATGGAGTTTCTTGGCAAGCCAGTACGCTTCCTGATAACGCCAACTGGTCAAGCATTGCTTACGGTAGCGGAAGATTTGTAGCAGTACCAGACGGTAGAACATTTAGTTCGCTGTCAGGAACTAACATTATAGGATCAGGTTCAGGAGCACAATTCAATGTGTCAACTAACGGCACACTGTACTCGGCTTCTGTAATTTCTGGACAATTAGGATCTGGATATGCAGTTAACGACACAATTAAAATCTTAGGAACTGCATTGGGCGGCGCAACTCCAGCTAATGATTTAACTATCACAGTTAATTCTATTGGCGGCGGTGCACTGGGTTCAGGTTCAGGTGTGGTAGATATATCTGTAACAGGAACTGCTAAAGTTACTAAACCTGCTTATAGTTTCGACGGAATAACTTGGTACGAGTCACCATATGCAGTTTCAGCAAGCAGTGTTTCGTACGGTAACGGCATATTCCTAGCCACAAAATTAGGAAGCACAGTGGCACATACCAGTGAAGATGGATTATTTTGGAAAGTACGTACTGTGTTGAATCAAAATTATACAGGTTCTGCATTTGGATTCAGTGAAACTGAAAACGAAGGAAAGTTTGTAACTATCAGCACAACTGGCACTGGCAGTGTAGTTTTTGCAGGCGCTACTACTAAAGGTCGTCCAACAGTTACTACTGGTATTATCACTGCTGTGACAGAATTTGAAACAGGCGGCAATTACACTGCACCTCCTACTATTACTTTGTTTGATCCTAACGTAACTAGTGTGGCCACAATCACTGCTAGACTAGGAAGCGGAGTACTCAGTGCACCAACATTTGTTAACAGAGGTCGAGGATATAATACTTCCTCTACAGCGGTAACAATAAACGGTAGCGGCTATGCAGATCAATATCAGACTGGATTAGAAATTGTATTGAGACAGTTGACAAGACTACCTCGCCCAGGTGATAACTTGGTCATAGATGATAATGATATCATCTATAAAGTTACTAGTGCCAGCATTTTAGATGGTACATCAGCTCCTAATTTGACAGCAAGTATACAAATCAGTCCGTCCATGAGTATTGCATTAAGTCCTGATCACAATAAGAATGTTATTATTCGTGAAAAATACAGTCAAGTACGTTTGACCAATCACGATTTCTTAAACGTGGGTTATGGAGATCAGCCCGAATCTGGATATCCAGGACTACCGGCTGAAAATACTTTAAATCCTCAAGATCAGACCATTGAAAGCAATTACGGTCGTGTGTTTTACACATCAACTGACCAAGACGGAAACTTTAAAGTTGGTAATCTGTTTGGAGTTGAACAGGCAACCGGTATTGTAACATTGAGCGCCAGCCAGTTTGGACTAAGTGGATTAAGTCAGTTGAGTTTGGGCGGTATTGCAGTAGGTGGATCCAGTGTTGTTGTTACTCAGTTTAGTACAGATGGTACATTTGTGGCAAACAGTGACTCAATATTACCAACACAAAAAGCTATTAAATCTTACTTGTCAGCTCGTTTAAGTCAAGGTGGATCAAACACATTTACAGGAAATACAACAGCAGGTCAGGTCACTATAGGTGGCCCCAACATTATTAACAATACAATTCCACAAGGTCAACAAGGATCCAGTGTGATAATGGTTAACAGGGTTAATTTTGATGGGGTAGACTCGGGATTAATTGATGGCGGATTGATGGCGATGGACTTCTTTTTGAAGAACGCAAACCGCCGTGGATAATAGCAGTAGATTTAAGTTTAGATAAATATTGATATCAAAGGAATGAAAAAAAATGGCTGAATTTATATTAGGTAGAATTAAATTCGTTTACCGTAATAATTGGGAAACTGACACTGTTTACGTAGTTGACGATGTGATCACACAAGGTGGTAAAACCTACATTTGTATTACTAACCATACATCTTCTGCGTTGTTTGCAACCGATTATAGTACAAATCCAGAATTAAGTAAATGGAATTTACTTGCAGACGGCCAACAATGGTTAGGCGATTGGACCGCTGGCGAATATTATAACGTTGGCGATTTGGTAAAATACGGCGGCATTGTTTACCAGTGTAATACTTCTCATACCGCAGCCACTTATGTCAGTCCAACCTGGTTAGGTTTAGAAAATGATCAAAGCAAGTGGGACGAATTTGCTACCAGTGTAGATTGGAAAGCAGCCTGGACTACCAGCACACGTTATAAAGTATACGATTTAGTAACCTACGGCGGTATTGTTTATATTTGTAAAACTAAACACATCAGTTCAGCCACTGATGAATTAGGATTAGAGGCAGATCAATCTAAATGGGAAACATTTAATCAAGGTATAACTTATCTTGGCGAGTGGACTGATGCTGTTAGATACAGAGTAAATGACGTTGTTAAATACGGCGCTGATTTATGGATTTGCACAGCGTATCACACAGCCGATACATCTTTTGATAACTCTAAATTTAGCATATTATTAAATGGTTTTGAGTTTGAAGATTCTTGGTCTGATTCGGAAGTATATCAAATTGGCGACGTAGTAACTTACGGCGGCTATTCTTATATTTCTAAAACTAATCACACCAATGAAGTTCCGTCAACCAGCACTGCCAACTGGGCAGTATACACTACCGGCTTTAATTTCCGTAGCGATTGGAATGTCGGTACAGATTACCTAGTAGGCGATGTGGTACGATTAGGCGGATACACTTATGTGGCATTGGTAGATAATACCGGCGAAGAACCGCCATCAGCAGAATGGAATCTTTTAAATTCTGGATTACGTTGGACTGTAAACAACGAAACTTATACAGACGTTGCATCTACTACATTGACAGGTATTGGTTCTGGCGCAACATTTGATGTTAATAGAGTTGGTACTGCTTACACAGTTGTTGTCAATAATGACGGATCATCATATGTTGCAGGCAATACTATTAAAATCTTAGGAACCAGCGTAGGCGGCCTAACTCCAGCAAACGATATTATAATTACAGTGGACAGCGCAAGTGCAGGCAACATTACTGCAATTTCGCATACTGGAAATTCAGTGTCTTGGAAAGATGGTATTGTATATGTACTTGGAGATGTTGTATTTTTTGGTCCAAATTCATATATCTGTGTTCAAGGACATACTGCAAGCTCAGGCAACAGACCAGATGCAGATAGCACTGCGGATTATTGGAACATCTTGGCCGCTGGTGCAGAAACAGCTACGCTGACAACACCAGGCGACACGCTGTATTACGGAGCAAACGGTCCACAAAGATTACCAATTGGCACTGACGGACAAGTTTTACGTGTTTCTGACGGCTATCCAGTTTGGGCGACTTACGGTCAGATTTATAATTCCGTATTCGTTGGTCCGTTAGGAGTAGATGAGCCATATCCAGCGGCTGGGTTTAGTATTGATAAGCCGTGGAAAACAATTCGCTTTGCTTGTAAGCAAGTGGAAGAAGGATATCAAAATCCACAATCCAAAGAAATACTACAAACTAACAAACAGTTCTTAATTAAAGAAGTAAACAATTTTATTGTCTACACTTATAAAGCATCTGTTACTGGCACTACCTCGGGTGTATTCTTAACTGCTAACACTGCAAACATCAATGTTAACATGCCATTTACATTTGGCAGTTTGACAGGTGCTTTGACATTGGCAGGCAGCGCAATTAATACCAGCACAGTTTATTACATCAAAACAATTGTAGCCAACACCAGCTTTACAGTAAGTGCAACTCCTGGCGGCCCAGTGATAAATGCCGCTGGAACAGGAACTGGAGTTATTACTTTTAATTACGATTCTGCTAAAGCAGAACGTGATGCAGGATATATTGTTGACGGTCTAGTGTATGATTTAACACATGGCGGTACACAAAAGACCACAGCAAACACGCTGTCTTTCTACGATGCATCAGGCACCGCTTATATTACAGACAACACTGGATATCAAATTACACAATTTATTGGCAGTCACCAATATTTAAAAGTTGTTATTGCTAATGTGTTGTCAAATTCTGCACCAGCATTAAACTATCAAACACTCAACGGTGTATCTGTACCAGCAGTTCAGAGAATCAATACTGATCTTACAGCAGAAGCTGATGCAAACGCAAACATTCAGTCATTGCTTGACATCTTAGTCGACGGACTTTCAGAAGGTAACACATCAGCTGTCGCAGCCGGAATTAATCCTAACACTACTGTTAATATCAAGACAGGTACTTATACTGAAGTTCTTCCAATTGTGGTTCCTTCCAATACTGCTGTAGTAGGCGACGAATTACGTTCAACAGTAGTACAGCCAAAAAGTGCAAACCCAATGCTGGTCAATGACAAAAAGAAGACTATCAGCGCATTGACACGTATTAAAGATATTATTCCAGACTTAATTGCAAATAACAATATTACAGAAACTGCGGGTAACACGCAAACACAGGTCACAACATTGCCAGCGGGTAGTGTTGGTAGTACAGGTGCAGCCGCAGTTATTATGGCCAACGGACAAACCATAGTAGACATTATTAATACCGGTTATAGTGCAATTCCTAGTTTTCAATTTACTGCACCAACAGGTTATAATACCAGCTTCTTAGCAGGTTATGGCGATGGTAAGGCTCAAATTGTTCAAAATTACAGTTTCATCATAGCAGATGTAACACAGTACTATGCCAACAGTGTAACTTACGGTCCAGTATGGACTGCAACCGACACATTAGGTCGCGAAAAAGTAAGACGAAATATCAGTTTTATTTTAGATGCGTTACAACATGATATGACTTATGGTGGAAATATACAGTCATTAGTTGCTGGCAGTGCCTATTATAGTTCGTTCTTGTTGAATATTCCAGCAGACGAAAAGCCTGCACTCATCGATGCATATACATTTATGAAATCGTTGATTGACAAAATTATACAAAAAACTGTTATTACTGCACAGTCTGGCAATACTGTAACTCGTGTGACCACAGGCGACGCAGGTTCTGCTGGAGCAAGTACATTTGCGCAAGCACGTATTCAAGATGTAATTGATTGGATAACTACTGGAGAAACACCTGCAACTGTCGAGCCTAGTATTTCTTGGGCTTCAGCAAGTTTACAAACTTCTTATGCGGCAATCAAAGCAAAACGTACTGAAATTGCATTGGATGCCACTGCATGGGTACAAAAATTTCATCAAAACGTTGTTTTAGATTTGGCACTGACCACTCGAGATGCAGGATTAATAGTTGACGCAATTGCTTATGACCTAGTACTAGGTACAAACTTTAATTCATTATCTGCAGGACGTAGATATCTCAGCGATGCCAGCTCAGCAGTAGCGTTGAGAACTGGCCGTGCAAAAGCCCCAACACTTGGTGCAATTAATTTTATCAAATATAAAGTTAAAAATATTGCAGCCGCAGGTGCGGTTGCACAAATGCAGACCACATTAGACGACGCTATCAATTCTATTACTGGTGGAAAAACTCCAAGAATTTCATATCCTGATCCAGTATTACCGAGTGCCACATATTCCACAGTGGCTGGTGTTAACTTAACTGCATTAGGAAATTCAGCAACATTCAATATTACTCGAACTGCAATTTCATTGACAGCATCTCCATCCGCTGGCGGTACTGGATACAGTGTTGGTCAAACAATCAAAATTTTAGGATCAAATATTGGCGGCGTAACTCCTGCTAATGATATCGTACTAGTAGTATCGGCAATTTCAGGTGGTGCGGTAAGTAGGGTAACAGTAGCACAGATCAAAGATGCAGTAATTCAATTGGAAGACAACAGAAACTTCTTATTAGACGAAGTTATTGCATACATTGATTTTACATATCCAGCATTGGAATACGATAAAGTATTAACACGTCGTGATAGTAACTATATCTTAGATGCACTTCATTACGATTTAACTTACGGCGGAGACTCTGCAAGCCAGCTGACAGGACAAGCATATTACACATTTGGCACAAGTCAGATTTCAAGCTATGTTAAAACAGCTACATTGGATGCTATTGATCGTCTAAGTACAGCGGCACAGCTGGTTGCTACTAACAGTGCAGTGACTCCAACGACTGGTAACACTACAAGTCAAATATTTAAGAATGGCGCACAAGTTGCTGGTCCTGCTATTGCAGCCACAACTATTGATGAATTAGTAACTAAAATCTATAATTATGTAGATCTTGGATTAGATGCAGGCGCACCAAGTATTACCATTACTGCTATTGCAACCACGGATACATTTACATCTAATGCACATGGATTGTTTGATGGTGACTTTATAGAAATGCGTAACGCCAGTACCAATGGTTTAGTATTAGGCACAACATATTATGTTGTTGGTGCTACTACTAATACATTTAAATTGGCTGCAACCTACGGTGCTGTAGCAATAACAACATTTACTAACGGCACTGGATTATCAATCAGTGTACACAAAACAAGTATGCCTTATCTAGGGTGGGTTGACTCTACTTTAGTGCAAGTATATAGTACCTTATCGTCAGCTAAGTCTGATCTACAAGATGACGTAATTGATTTTATCAACGAAAATTATGCAAACTTAGACTATGACGAAAGTCAAGCACGTAGCGATTCCAGCAAGGTAATTGATGCTGTGGCTTATGACTTTATGTTTGACAGTAATTTCCGTGCAGTCAAAGCAGGGCAAGCATACAATCGTCCACAAGCGGCACCATTGTTAGGTAGATTACAGTCAAGCACACGTGAATCTCTAAAGTCTTTACAGACTGCAATTCAAAACACAGTTGATACCAGTGCAACGGCTGCGTTGCGAGTACGTCGCGGTATGGAAATTATATTGGCTCAATTGTCGTTTGGAGTTGGCGAAACTCCTGAGATGACTGGAACAACTGAATATAACAATGATGTGCTGACAATTGCAGGCGTTGAAATTTTACGTGCTAACATTGATTATCTAACACACGAAGGAACTGCATGGGTTGACGCTAATTTTGGCGGAACTGTAACTTCAACATCTGCCACAGGAAATGTGTTTAACGTGTTGAGTCACAGTTTTGAAGTAGGAGATCCGATTAAGTTTACGTTTACTCCTATTGCCACTGTAGCCACAGCTACAACTGCAAGTACTAAGAAAATTACACTTAATACCACAGCAGGTGTTGTAGTAGGCATGCCAGTTACATTTGATGGAACACTATTTGGCGGAGTTAGTGGAAGTCCAACAGTGTATTATGTAGAAAGCATTACAGGCAGTGACATCACCATCAGTCTAACTAATGGTGGCGCAGCCGGAGTTATTACTTCAGATGATACGGGTATTATGGCAGTGACAATTGGAGGAGTAATGGGCGGTATCAATGCCAACACCACATATTATGTGTTGTCAACTCCAACTATCGATTCGTTCACAGTTACCGCAGTACAAAACTCTTCAACAGTTCAAGTTCTTTCAAACAGTATAGGCGCAATGACCACAGGTTATGCGTATGATCCAGCATCATGCCGTAGAGATATGGCAGAATTTTTGAAAGCATTGATATATGATGTTCAATACACTGGAAACTACAAGTCTAAACGTGCGGCCCAGTTATATCTAAATGCAATCAATGGATCAGAACTCAGTGATATGTGGTTAGTACGTAACGCAACTGGTGTTAGAAACATGACTTTGTCAGGACTAATAGGACCGTTGAGTGTGGAAAATGAATATGGAACCAAGCGTCCAGAAGGCGGATCTTATACTTCGTTAGATCCAGGATTTGGTCCTTACGATAGAAATGCATGGGTAAACAGTCGTTCTTGTTATGTACAGAACTGCTCACTATTTGGAACTGGCGCAACAGCATTGAAAATTGACGGTGCGTTACATGCAGGCGGAAATAGAAGTATTGTTGCTAACGATTATACAACATTTATTAGTGATGGTATTGGTTGCTGGTGTACAGGTGCAAACAGTTTAACAGAACTTGTGTCTGTGTTTGCATATTATTCTTATGCTGGCTATATTGCAGAACTAGGCGGACGTATTCGTGCAACCAACGGTAACAGTTCATATGGTACATATGGTGTTATTGCTGAAGGTGTTGACACATACGAAACTCCAATCTATGCAAGATTAAACAACCAAGCTGAAGAAGCATTTATTACCAACGTGATAACTGACGGTGCTGAAGAAGTATTGCGCATTGAATTTGCCAATGCAGGTTCAAATTATACTAATGCATCATACACAGTCAGTGGCGCAGGATTCAATGCAGCCGCAATTGGAGATGAATTCCGAGACTATGGTGTTTTTGAAACACGATTGATCGATTTAAATAATGGATTTGGCTTTGGCGGTAGTGGTTATCTAACAGCAGCCAACGCGGCACAGTTAAGTAATGTGGGTTATATCACAATCGCCGCATCTGACGGACAATTAAGTACAGCATATACTGGAATGAGAATTTTAGTTACTGCTGGTACAGGTGCTGGTCAATCGGCTGCAATTTTAAATTACAACAACGGTAGTAAAGTTGCTAAAATCTTTAGAGAATCGTTCACTAACTTAACTGTGACAGGCAGTACAGATGCAGGCGACACGCTAACAGTGGCAAGTACTGCTACTTTATATGCAAATATGCCAATTTATCTAGGTACTGCTATTGGCGGACTACTTGCTAACACATTGTACTTTGTAAGAAGCGGATTTACTGCAACTGAATTTACAGTAAGTACAACCAGTGGAGGAACTGCAGAACCTGTAACAGCTACAACAACTGGTCAAACAGTCACATTGTATGCGGCAGGTTGGGACAACGTTATTCCAGGCAAAGCAACAGTTGATGCATTAGATTTAACATCAACTTACATCATTGAACCTAGAATAACATACAGTGCTCCAGGATATACTGCCACTGCAAGAACACTGTCAGCTGTGGCAACATGGCAAGCAGTTACTTATGGCGCTAACACATTCCTTGCTATTCCTACAGGTTCAACTGCAACCACTTACAGCGAAAACGGTATAACTTGGGCAGGTGCAGGTAACTTACCAAGCTCAACAACCTGGGTAGATGCTGTGTACGGCGGCGGTGAGCAAGCTACTGCAACAGCAGTGGTCGGTGGATTAGGCGGTATCAGTGCTATATTAGAAGCAGTATTGGGAGAAGGTGTTTCATCTGGTCAAGTTGTAGCAGTTAATGTCATTAGAGGCGGCTTTGGATATTTAACTCCACCAACTATTAAATTTGTCAGTGCTACAGGTAGTCTTGCAGAAGCTAGAGCAATCGTTTTAGACGGCGCAATTACCGGAGTTATTGTTGATATTCCAGGATCTGGATATGCTACTACTCCAACAGTGCAAGTAAGAACTGATATAATTACATCATTTACCGTTAACTCATGGGGTAAAAATTATACAAGCCCTCCAACTATTACAGTATCAGGTGGCGGCTCCACAAATCAAGCAACCGGTGTAGCTGAACTAACTAATAATGGTGTTTCAGCTATTGCTGTTGGAAACGATGGTGGTAGCGGATATACCAGCACACCTACAGTAACTATTGTAGATAGCAATGCAAAATTTGTGGCAATTCCAACTACTGCTACCGGCGGAACTACCAAAGCGGCGTATACTACTGCCAGCGGAGTTAGAAGTAGTTCAGCATGGAGTGCAAGTACTGGTTCACTACCAAACGGTACATATGCTTCTATAGCATTTGGTGCAGGCTATTGGCTGGCAATCGGCGGCACAAATACTGCCGCACGTAGCGCCGATGGAAATACTGCATGGACTGCGGTCACTGTACCTACTCTGGGCGCAGGAACATACAGCTCAGTGACATATGGTAACGGTTATTTTGTGGCAGTTGCATCAGGTTCTAATTCGTCTATTATCTCAAGTACTTCGGGAAATAGCTGGATAGCAGGAGGCAATCTACCAGCTAGTGCATCGTGGATTAGTGTTGCATATGGTAACGGTAGATTTGTAGCTATTGCAGCCAGCAGTACAAATGCCGCATATAGTATAGATCAAGGCGAAACATGGATTGCAAGTCCGGCTGGATTGCCAGCTAGCATCGCATGGACTAAAGTAACTTACGGACAAGGATTATTCTTTGCTGTGGCCAGCGGATCATCAGTATGTGCTACCAGCCCAGACGGTCAAACTTGGACTGTAAGAGCAATGTCAGCAAGCTCAAACTGGAAAGGCATTGCATTTGGAAATCCAACAGTAGCAGGTGTTAAAGTTCCAGTGTTCTCAGCAGTATCATTGACATCTGGACAAATTGCATCTAGCATAAGAACTGGTGCTACTCCTATTGGACGTATGAAAGTAGGATCTGGAATTGTTTCTGAAATTCGCATGATAGAACCTGGTTCAGGATATCCAGCAGGTCCAGTATCTGCAACAACAACGTCAACCAACGTTATCACAACATCAGATACAACTAACTTGACAGTGGGTCAACCTGTTGAATTTACAGGTTGTTCAGCGGCAGGGTTGGTGGAAAATGTCACATACTTTGTAACCAGCGGCAGTATTGTCACAAACACTTCATTTAAAGTGTCTTCGACTTTGGTACTGGCTAACGCAGGAACAGCATTGAATATTTCAACAGCTACATTAAGTGGAACATATACTGCTGGACCAACAGTTACTCAAATTGATCCTAACAGAATTCGTACTGCACCAACTCGTGTGAGGGTGGGTGTTGGAGTTCTTGGTCAGCCAAGTTTCAGTGATAGAGGTAATGCTAACACTACAGCAACAGCCAGCGCATCGGGTGACGGTTATAGCGACTTGTATCAAGCCAGCAGTTTCATTAACGTAAGCGGACTGTATTCACGTCCAAGCCCAGGTGCAAACGTTGAGTTCGCAAGTATTCCTGGCGAGTACTTTAAATTAGTAAGTGTAACTAACGTGTTAGGTGATGTGGGTAACTTTACTGCAACCTTCCAAATTAACCCAGCATTGAGTGTGCTAAATGCACCATCGCACAACGATGAAGTTACTACAAGATTGAAATACAGTCAGGTACGATTAACAGGACATGACTTCTTATACATTGGTACAGGGGGCTTTGCAGCCACAAACTATCCTAATGTTAATATTTCAAATGCAATCACGGCTAATCAGAGTTTAAGTTCAAACGGCGGACGTTGCTTCTTTACAAGTACAGACCAAGACGGTAACTTCAACGTAGGTAACTTGTTTGGTGTTCAACAGTCAACTGGTACAGCTACATTGAATGCGTCAGCTTTCAACTTGTCAGGTCTACAGAGCTTGCAACTTGGTACAGTTAGTGTGGGTGCTGGATCAGCGGTTATTACCAGCTTTTCAACAGATCCGTTCTTTACAGCCAACAGTGACAACATCATTCCAACGCAGAAAGCGATTAAATCGTATATTACTGCACAGATTGGTGGTGGTCAAAGCTCGTTGAACGTAAATACACTGACTTCGGGCGTGATCTACGTGGCTAACAATACGATAAGTACTACTACTGGAGTACAGATTAACGTAAAAGCAAAAATGAATTTCACAGGCGGCATTGACGGAGCTCCCGTTGCCCTTGCGTTCTTTATGCAAAAATAACATTGGAGAATATATAAAATGGCAACAGGAAGATTATTTGCACCAGTACAACTGGGCACAGGAAACACTACAGTTTACACAGTACCAACTGGGTATTATGCAGTGTGCAACGTATCACTGACTAATACCAGCACTAGTGCAGTGACAATTAGATTGGCAATGGCATCTAGCTCAAGCCCAGCTACTGCCGAATGGATAGAAGATGCTACTCCTATCGTAGCTAAGGGTGTATTTGAACGTACCGGTCTGGTGCTACAAGCAGGGTATTTTCTAGTAGCAACAGCAAGTACAGGCGCAGTAGTTAATGCCACTGTGTACGGTATTGAAACATCAACAACTTAATTAGATAAGCGAGATTACACATGGCACGATATAACACAGTAGCGGCAGTATCTGTAGTGAGTGGAGCAACTACATTTAGTTCTCCGACACAGGGACTGTTTACAACTTTGACTGGAACTACTCCATTTACTGTAACTTTAACGCAACCGTCACAAGCCTCTGGAGTTACACAGGGGTTTTATAACAATGCAGGCGGTCCAGTAACGCTGGCCGTGCCCACTCCGGCTTCTCAGAGAATTCTAGGACCGGCAGCAAACACAGCCACAACTTTTGTGATGCAAAATCAGTCTGTAGTATTTCTAACATCTGACGGAACTAATTATGTTTTAACTGGTGCAGTGACTGGTGGATTTGTCAACGTAGACGTTACAGGAACATATACAGCAGCCGCCAGTCAGTTGCTGTGGGTAAATACAACTAGTACAGCATTAACGGTCACATTGCCGGTAGCTCCAGCTAGAGGAGATACAATTCGTATTATAGACGTGGCAAATACTTTTAACACCAACACTCTAACTGTTAATAGAAACGGTCAACCAATAAACGGCGATACATCTGGAAACTTGACAGTGACCACACAAGGAGCAGCCTTTGATTTGATCTATTATGATGCAACTAGGGGTTGGAGAATATTTACAATTTAAGGTTAACACATGGCAACGTACTCTAGTTTTAAGAAAATTGACTCGGATGCACTTGTTGATGCAACCATACTACCGGCAGACATTGCTGGCAATACCATACCAACAGCCGCAATAACAGCCAATAGTGTACCAGCAGCCGCATTCAGTGGCACTGTTACTAGTCAAAAACTGGCGTCAACTATTGATCTCAGCGGTAAAACTGTCACGTATCGAGCAATTACCAACACGGACATATCACCGGGTGCAAGCATTGTAGGTGGAAGATTGGCAGCTAGTGCAGCCACGAATAACTTAGGATACACTCCGGTCAATCAAGCTGGTGATGCAATGACCGGACAACTACTAGTGCCTGCAGGCAGTGTAGGTACACCTAGTATTATCAACAGCGGTAGTACTAACTCAGGCATTAATATCACCACCAACAACGTGGCCATTGTAGCAGGTGGCGCCACAGCAGTTAATGTGAGTAGTACTGGTGCTATTACCAGACCGAGTCACCCTGCATTTCAAGCCTGGGGAACAGCTGGCTGGTTATATGCAGGCAGTTATGGAGGTACTGGAGAAAGAGAATTACAAAGTCAAATGGGGTGGACTACTAGTCACCAAGCTGGCGGTACAAACTTTGTCGATAGCACCGGCCGATTCACTGCACCTACTGCTGGATACTACAGATTTTCAACTTGGTATTATTTGTTAAACGATGCTAATACTCCGCCAAATTACATCCATCCTTTCTTTAGAAAAAATAATAACAGAGGATGGACATCAGGCGGCCGTAGTCCATATTTGATGGCCATGCACCAAAATACCAACAGCTATGATGACGGATTCAGTCACAGTGCCGTGATAGACATGGCTGCGGGAGATTTTGTTAGCCTGGCCGTAGTATGGCACGGCAACAGTAGTCGACATCACGCTGCCCACCAATATTTTAGCGGACAGTTAATAGGATAAATTATGGCTACGTACTCAAGTTTTAAGAAAATCAACACCGAAGCAATCATTGACGGAGCAGTTACTGGTTCTGCATTGGCTAATAATGCAATTGTGACAGCAGACTTTGCTAGTGCCAGTGTTCGCACAACGGACATACAAGACGGAGCAGTGGGCACTGCCCAACTGGCTAGTGCAGTGGACCTCAGCGGAAAAACTGTTACTTACAGAGCAATTATCAATAACGATCTTGCCAATGGCGCTATTGCAGGCAGTCAGCTGGCCAGTGGTGCCATCACCACAACCCTTGGATACACTCCTGCTAATCGCGCAGGAGCTACACTAACTGGTTCATTAAGATTGCCTAGTGCCAGTGCAGGTGCTCCATCTTTAGTCAGTGACGGAAACACTAATACGGGTATACACTTTGCGGCTGCTGATCAAGTACAAATCAGCACAGCAGCCGGTAATACAAATAATTTTGTAAGAAGCGGCAGTAACATCATGCACACGCAGCCGAATCTGCCAGCATTTCATTGTAGCGGTAACGGCGGTTGGTATTACGGCAATAGCTTTGGCGGCGTAAATCGATGGACTGAGATTAATAATCTACAGTCCGGAGGCGGTTGGGCATGGCAAGTGGTTCAAAAAGGCGGTAATAATTGCAGTTCCAACGGCCGTTTTACAGCACCCGTGGCCGGATGGTACAGCTTTTATAGTCAAAGTTATGCTTATAACGATACTAACAACAGCGGAGGATACACTCACTGGAACATTGGACTTAATGGTAGCACTGGTACAGATAGGGTAACGGGCAGATCTCCCCATACTTTATACGGCCACGCCGTCAGTGCCAATCATATTCCAGGAATTATGTCCACTTTAGAAGTGTACATGAATCCCGGTGACTATTGTATTCCGTTGAGTTATTTTTCAGCAAACTTTCGAATACACGGTGATCATAGTCTATGGTGTGGATACTTAATAGGATAATAAGATAAATGGCAACCTACAACAGTTTTAAAAGAATAGCGTCAGATTCGTTTGTTGCTAACACAATTACCTCAGCGGATATTTCTGACGGAGCAGTGACCAACGGAAAACTGGCGCCTGACTCAGTGGTACAAGCTGACATTGCTCCACTTGCTATTGGCGCAAGTCAATTAGCAGCCGCAGTTGACCTCAGCACACGAACTGTGACCTATCGTACTATAGGCAATACGGATATCAGTGCATCGGCAAACATAGGAGCTGATAAATTGGCTAGCGGTGCAGCCACAACTAATTTGGGATATACTCCGTTAAACATTAATGGTACTTCTATGGGTGGTCCGTTACGAACCACTGCTGGAAGTGCGTCCGCACCGGCTATAGCACTGAGCGGAAACACCAATACTGGAATTTTCTTTGGTAACGATAATACTGTGCGTATTAGTACAGCAGGAGTAGAACGAGCAAGATTTGACCCTAATGGTCGTTTCTTGCAAGGTACTGCCCAAGCTAGCGGAAGTCCAATGTTTCAAAGTACTGGAACTGGAGGCTGGTTGTATAATAATCAACTAGGTGCAGGCACTGGCTGGCAAGAAATTAACGGCGGCTTTGGCTGGACTGGATATGAGCGTGGCGGGAGCAATTTTAATTACGGCAATGGAAGATACACTATTCCAGTTTCAGGCTTCTATAATTTCCAATGGTTAGCATATCAACACAACGACACTAGTTGGACCAGTGCAACCGGACACATGCACATGGGTCTAAGTAAAAGCGGCGCCATAAATTCAGGCGGCGGCAGAACTCCACACGGAATTTGGAGTCACGGTAACGGTAGCCCATATCCGCACGGATTAAGTTGGCAGATTGACACTTACTACAACGCCGGCGAATATGCCGCCGTGTATGCCTGCTGGACCAGCAATAACAATAGATTCCACGCAAGTCACTCGTTTTTTAACGGTTACTTGATAGGATAAATATAACGGAGAATACAAAAACATGCCTCAATTTTCAGTTTTTTTAACAGCACTAGAAAGCAAGATGCTGGAGCACACAGTGGCTGATCCGTCAGATTGGATAGATAATCTAGTTGAATGGAGAGTTAGAATTGCACAAGATGAATATCTTCCAACAGCAATTGAACAGCTCAAAGCTAGCGGTGCTACTGTTATCCCAGCAACTCGTGATGCTATTATTCTAGCAGTAAATTTACCACCTAAAGATCCTAACTGGACGCCAGTTGAGCGAGACGACCCTACAGACGATTTAGTAGCTGAATATACGTTTGATATAGAAGAAGACGATATCAAAATGCTAGCTTGGATGTATGAAAATCCACATACGCATATTCGAAATTGGATCACAGAACGTTGCCAGACAGCTATTAAAGAAAAAGCAGATGTAATTTTTAAAGACTTACTAGCTGATCCTACCTGGACTGATCCAATACCAACTGATCCAGCTGCACTAATTGATCTTGTAGAACTAAAAACTGTTGCTCAGCACTTGGCAGAAACCACAGAGGCGATGGCAATGCTACAGGAAAATATGGCCACAGATGGAGGCGAACCATATTTGCCCCCTACTATTCCTTTTATGACTTACAAGCATCATAACTCTAATACTTAAAGATTAAAGAGTAATGCAATAATAAAAAAGCACCTTTGGGTGCTTTTTTAATTGTTATTTGTATTACCTAAAATCTGGACCGTATATCCAACCCACTATGGTATATCTAACTCCGCGAGTTACTGGTGCCACACGATGTACAGTATAAGATGGAAAAATAGTCATTGTACCCTGTTCTCGAATTTTTTTATCAGTAACAGCCGGCATAAATTCTAAATCACCGCCGTCATACTCTGCAGGATCAGTTAACTGTATAGTAAAAGATAATTTTCTAACGCTGTTACCCGACAAAGAGTCGGTGTGCCATGTGTAATGATCTTGCCTGTCAGCTGAATATCTAAACACCAAAGGCGGATCTTTTTTATTATATCCTTCAAAATGATAGCGGTAAGTTGAAGAATTTGTCAAAAACACTGTTCTAAAAATTTGATCTTCCAGTTGTTCAGATAGACCTTCGTTACATATCTGCACACTTCTAAACTGTTTTTGAGTGATGAACTGTCCAAACTTATGAACAGTTCCTTCAACCCATCGAGATGAGTTTTGCACAATTTCATCACACTCGGCAGGTGTAAACAGAGGAATTGAAATTGCGCAAGCTACCATTATTCTTTACCGTTATAGATATTTTCTTTAAGATATTGATAATGTGATGGAGCAGACTCCATTAAAGAATTAATATACTCTTTCTTTTGATCCCAATAATCCTGTGTCTGGCTAGTGTAAAACTCAGGAACTGAACCATGACGAGATTCTATCAACATCTTAACAACTGACATCTGTGTTGGGCTTATTGGTAATGTATGCATGCCTACTAAAATGTCAGGCATGCCTCCCATGCTCTGGTCTGCTGGTAAGCTATGCGTTTGAAGTAACTTAATTGCCAAGTCACCGGCAGCAGTAGGAGGTAGTTGGTTGAATTTTTTATCAAACATCAACGGATCCATTTCTATATTTTCAGTAACATGTTGCCAGTATGGAGTATCTCTGCGTGAACTAAACACATAATGATACGTTACAAAATTCTTGAAACTTTCCATAACATAGTTGGCTATGTAATTAAAATGATCGATATGGATTTTATTGATCTGTTTATTGTGCAATGTTTCGCATAGTTTTAATAACAGTTCTTGAACACTTAGCAGGCCTGTACTTTCTAAAGGCTCCACAAATGCATAAGATAAACCAACTCCGACACAATTTTTAACCCATGCTCTATCATGAGCGCCATTCTTAATTTGAATTAATCTAAATTCGCAAAGTTTGCTTCTTACTGGATTATGCACAGTCATTTCTTCACTGTCTAGATAGTCTTTATACTCTTGCAATGCATCTTCTTCACTGATAAATTTGTTGCAAAATACATATCCACTGCCGATTCTATTGTATAATGGTATGTTCCAAACCCATCCGTTGTTGTGCGCTGTACAGTTAGTGACGTTTTCCATTTCTATCTCTTTAATAGAGTAAGGAACATGTGTTACCCATGCATGCGTATTTGGCAAATGACTTGAATATGATTCAAACGGTACTCCCATGGCTTGTTCTAGTAACAGTGATCTGAATCCAGTGCAGTCGATAAACAAGTCAGCTTCTAACGTATCACCGTTATCTAATTTAAGACCACTGATATAACCATCGTCCTCTTTAATAACCTCTTTAATGTGTGCCATCACATGTACAACTCCTGCCGGAATACACACCTTATCTCTTAAAAAATTACCAAACAATGTAGCATCCATATGATAGGCAGAATCATTGCGCCAACTGAATCCAGGAAGTTGTCCGTCTTTATTATCAAATATTTTACTTTGATAGATCATAGGCATTGAACTGTATACACTTTCGTAAAAATCGTTGACATCCAATTCAGGATTCATTATTTTCTTGACATACCAGTCTGTAGCACCTTGTTGTGTATTCTGCAAGTCTTTAATGCCAAACGGATAATAAAAGGTTTCGCCTTTTTTATAAAAATTTCTAAATTTAATAGCTAATTTATATGTAGCGTTGCAGTACTCCATCCAATCTTCGTCTTTGAGCCCTAACAATCCTAGATACTGATTAATAGTTCCTAGTGTAGATTCACCCACTCCGATAATTGGCACATCGGGAGATTCAACTAATGCAATCTCCATGTCTGGAAACTGTTTTGACAGCATGGCTGCGCTCATCCATCCTGAGCTGCCGCCGCCTGCAATAATAATACGTTTAATTGGTTTTTTCATAAATTGTCCTTGATCCCTCTTTGGATATTTAGTTGTGTGTTTTAGATGTAGCCTACATCCTGGCTTTCGCCATTCTTCCAGTAATCTCTGTGGAGATTAAAAGATATAGAAATACGTAAGTCATCCGTTTTATTTTTTTCTACAGAATGTTGCAGCCAGCCAGGAAATAGTAATAATTTGCCCACTGCTGGTTTAATGTCATATTGTCTATCAGCTATATTGCCAAACGGAAACAGTTCCTGACGCATCCACGGTGTAGGATTTGAAATAATAAACATACCATCGTTGCCAGTGGTCTGATAATAATATGTACCTGAAATATATGCGTCTTCGTGTTGATGCCAATCTTGTCCTTGATCCCGACCTGTCTTATTAAACCAACTATGTCGTAAAGCAATAGGAACAGGATGTCGAGCTTGTGTCTGATCGATATATTTTTTAACGTGTTTTTCGATATATTTTTTTAAATGGGATAGCTCAAAATCTTTAATTGAGTTAGAACGAGCTTTAATATTTGTTTGTACTCCGTCTTCCCACCCCGGCGGATTGTTAAACGGGTCAGTCTGCTCTATTAGAGGTAACTTTTTTTTAATCTCGTCCTGTATTAGAAAAATTTCCTGCATTGTACCCTGGTGTTCGTATATTATTGTAGGAAATAATGATTTAACCGGCATATCACAGTCCTTTATCTTTTAAAATTTTTCTACGTTTAAAGTATTGCCCGTTGAGTGTAAATGGAGTAATTCCAACTTGTTTAATATATTCAGCGTGTGATACAGTGTGCATTGAAATTTTTATGTCCGACTCTGATAACGGGACTACATGAGCCAATTCTTTACCTGCAGGAATTGTAATATCTTTAGGAAACATAGTTTTAGGTATTAATAGGTTTACACTGGTAGTATGTTGATATTTGTAATCGACCACGCCGTTAACTACAAATGGTTTAAATTCGTCATCGTGCCAGAATGTATTAGTGTAAAGAAAATTAACGCCTGTTTTTTCTTTTATTTTCCAAGGACTATTTAATTTTACATGATGAAATCCTTTGAGATACTCTCCCCACTGCTTCGGGTGGTGTCCTTCTGCCTCCTCTTCCGGAAACCATTTTAACATGCCACCTTCTATTCCGATCCAGTACTCTTCCCAACTTTGCAATATAAATCCAGTTCGGTATAGAGTACTTACGCCAGGGCAAGTTTTCATAGTACCTCGCATAGGCCCCTGGTGCTTAATAGTAGTTGGTAAATTTTTCCAAAAACTAGGAAGTCTTTCTTCTGCGTATAAAATAGGAAATAGTGTTTCTACTTCCGGATGCGCAGTAAAACAATCAAGAACAATTTTTGGTTTTTTAAAAAAGAACGAAAACATGATTATTACCTATAAGTTTTTTTAGAATGAAATAATTGAGAATATATTCCAGCCCAGTAAGTGCTAAGACGATATTTGTAACTAGATCTAGTCCATTCGTCTTTAGTTGAAATATGATTAACAGCCATCTGCCAATCATCTCGTTTAAATGGAAAAACTACTACTAATGGATCTCCGGGGGATATTGTAAATGACTTTTCTTTAACCAGACTGACAAGACCAATAGGTTCGTCGTGCTTATCTGTATCAACTACTCCTGGAAAAATTGAAAATTCTTTTCTAAACCTATAATAAGGATCGAATAACATACAACTATACCCTGGCGGTGTTTTAATATGCCACGGTTGATTGATTTTAAAATAGTGATGTTTCTTATCGTCCTCGGCTTTAAATTGAGCCTGATACCACGGGTGCTTGCCTACGTGTTTATCAGTGTGCCGGCATCGATAATCAAAGTCTGTAATAAAATTTGAATCGACATATTCTTTAACTTGTACCTCATATGTCGCACGTATTATGTATCCGGTAGTCATATAATCCAGCACTGGCACACACCGCTTAATTGTAGGAGTGTGAGGTTTAGTATACGGTTCAATTTCTGGAATTTCAATAGGAGTATCTTTGTACCACTCTGGAATTATTTTTCCAGCAGGCACTGGCGGAAACATATCAATTGCTTCCAGATCACTAGTAGAAAATGTTATCAAGTTGGTCATTTAAATTGTTTTTTAGAATGAAATAATTTTTTATAAGCATTAAACAAATAGTATTTTGATTTGTTTAATATAGTATTTGCAGTAAATTCGGACTCCCAGTCGTCTCGCTTAAATGGTATAATCTGAACTAACGGATCACCACAAAAGAATCGAACCTCAGTGTTAGGTTTAGTCAAGTATCCTACTACTGGAATTTTTTGATTAAATTTATCAGTATCGATAATAGCAGGTAGAATGCTGAATTCGTTTTGGAATAAGTAGTAAGGTTGTACCACTAAACAACTATATCCGGGTGGCGTTTGTATAGACCACTCAGAATCGAATCTAAAATAATTTCCAAGATGTTTCTTTTCTGTTGACCGCATCGGACACATGTTTTCAGCATAAATTCCAACAGCGTTATTAGGATGAAGACCTTGCATCTCGTCGGTCTTATTAGTGTCGTTTATTTTATTGCTTACTGTGTTAGAAGTTAAAATATTCATTCTAGGAACAAAATTTTCAATCTTTTCACTTACTCTAACTTCGTAAGTTGCTTTGAGAATATACCCAGCTGTTAAAAAATCCTCTACAGGAATACAAGCCCGAACACTTTTTAGTACATTTTCATCAAAACTATAAGTATCCTTGGCCTTACTCATATTAGCATACCACTCTGGTAAACAATCTCGAGCTGGGATTGGTTTCCAATGTGTTAGAGCAGTTTTATCATCTATAGTAAATTTAATTTTCATCGAGTAGCTTTATCGTCGTCTATTTCTACCAACCAAGTAGTCAATATGTATTTGTCTGTAGTTCCAATAGGAGGATTCCCCCTGTGAGTATGAGTCCAGTCTGCAGGCCATATTAACAGTTTATTTTTCTTAGGAACGATTCTAGTGTTTTG